AAGAGCATTGGTAAAGAAATACGGACCCGACATACTAGAGACTCTGGCTAAAGAAAAACGGAAAATAAAACAATTCACAGTCCAAGAGCTAGAAACCCTTATTAGAAAGTATGAAAGTGTGGTAGAATAGATGACAACTGCGCATGATTAAAACCTCGTGCCAAGCTCAAAGGTGCAGCAGAAAACTTCCACAACGGAAGAAGGGTACTAATAAGCGCATGAAACCCCAGGAACACTATGAGCAATATGGAACTTTTGCGCTCAGTGTTGCATGAAAGCCTCCACTAACTCAATCCTTGCAAAGCGAGAACGCGCACAACTAAGAAAACTACTAGGAAGCTCATACGACAGAATAAAAAACCACGGAATACTTTATGGCTAGACCCACTGACTACACTCCTAAAATAATAAAGAAAGCTAAAGAATACCTTGCCAATTACGAGGAACTTGGTGATGCGATACCGAGCATTGCTGGACTAGCTGTTGAGTTGCAGGTAAGCAGAGACACCATTTACGATTGGAAAAAGCACGAAGACAAGAAAGAGTTTTCCGACATATTACAGGACATCTTGTCAACACAGGAAAGGATTTTGGTAAGCAAGGGTCTAAAAGGTGAGTTTAACTCCAACATAGCTAAACTTGCTTTAGGTAAACACGGCTACACCGATAAACAAGACATAACATCAGACGATAAAGCACTACAGCCAGTCCTTGTACGCTTCATAGGAAATGAAAGTAATGGAAATACCGAGGGAGTTCCAACCCCTCTTTGATACAGAATGGCGTGAAGCCGCTATCTATGGCGGTCGCTTTTCTCTTAAGTCTCACTCTGTAGCGAGATACTTGCTTGTACGCGCTAGACAGCAAAAAACACGGGTAGCGTGCTTTAGGGAGTTTCAAAACTCCATATCAGAATCCTCACACCAGCTACTTGCGGATTTGATACGTCAATACGAAATGACTGACTTTGAGGTAACAAATAATTCTATCGTAAACAAGATTAACGGGTCGGACTTTCTATTCAAGGGATTGTGGCACAACGAGCAGAGCATTAAGTCTATTGAGGGTATTGATATTGCATGGGTAGAAGAAGCGCAGACCGTATCACGACAAAGCTTAGAAGTTCTCACGCCAACAATACGGAAGCCAGGGTCGCAGATTGTATATACATACAACCGTCTTTTAGAAGATGACCCCGTGCATCAACGCCTGGTGATAGAGGGCAGACCTAATACGCTAGTCATAAACGTCAACTACGACATAGCTTTAAAGTACGGAATGATGCCTGACGCTGTGAGGTTGGAAATGGAAGACGATAGAGAGAAAAGACCGTCATTGTTTAAGCACAAATGGTTAGGAGAACCGAATAGTTTAGAGCAAAGGATATTCAGGGATTGGGCAATCATTGAATCTGTACCACACGAGGCGCGTTTAGAGCGTTTTGGCTTAGACTTTGGCTATACTAACGACCCCACGGCAATTGTAGCTATTTACTACTACAACGGTGGCTATATTTGGGATGAAATCTTGTTTGTAAAGGGATACTCAAACAAACAAATAGCCGATGTGCTTATGAATCAGCCGCGCAAAGCTATGGTGATAGCCGACAGCGCAGAACCTAAGAGCATAGACGAATTGCGCCTCTACGGGATTAACGTTCAACCTACGACTAAAGGGCAGGGAAGCGTCATGCAGCGTATTCAAATGACGCAAGACCAGAGAATCAGCCTAACTAAGCGGAGTGTGAATGTGATTAAGGAATATCACAACTACCTGTGGTTGACTGATAAGGACGGAAAGATAATCAACGAACCTGACCACGCATTTTCTCACTCAATGGACGCAGGTATGTATGCTATGCAATCACTCGTTCCAATGATTCAGCGTTCACAAATGCTTTACAAACATTCACAACCCCGATTGAGACAAAACCCCGCACGTTAGTTGTGGGGATAACCACTTGACAGCATTAAAAATGCTACAATAGGCTCATGGCTAAAAAAACCTCTAAGGGTACTTCTAAAAAATCAGAAACACAATCGTCGCAGTTTAAGATTTCTATTGATTTGGGTGGAGTCTTTTACGAAGGTATCGGTGAAACCGCGAAAGAAGCATTATTGAATTTGAAATCACCAGTAAAGATAACGACCAAGGGAATAGTAAACCTCTCAATGGGAGAAAAGAAAAAAACGCTTTTGTATACCCCGAAGCAAGTTAAGCGGTTGTATTGGAAGGTGGGACGCGAAGTACAGGCAAAGATACTATCTTCATTCTTGAAATGAACATAACTGCATACGAAGAACACCTTAAAAACCTAAAACACATTCAGTATTTCAAACACCCAGAAGGAGGCAAAGTGTGTGTGATAGATACAGACAAAGCAACCTACATGGGCAAGAAAATCAGAGACTTAAGCTCGTTCTATAGAAGAAAGTTTGAGAACGCATTATTTTTTAGAGATACAGAAGTAAGAATCTTTAGATACACATAATGGAGACAACTAAATACCAGGACATATACTCCTACATAACTTCGCAAGAAGCGTCATACAAATTGCCTATTCAATTGCCTGGCAACTGGTCATGGTCTATGCGCAACCATATAGAAACTTCGTACGCATACAAAAACTCGCAACTTACGAGAGGTAAAACTGACTTTACACCAGTAAAGAACATCACCCGTCCGATTCTCAACCTACAACACCGTGTAGAAGATATTGAAGTGAAAGACGTGCAGATTTACGTCAACGACCCGTCTAGATACTACCTTTCGTTTTTGGTTAAGAAATACCACGACGATGTTTTTGTTGTAGAGAACGATATAGATACTTTTTTTGATGAGTTGAACGTACAGAGAATAGACTATGGTGCTGGGCTTTCTAAGAAACTTAACAAACCACGCCCAGAGGTTGTAGACCTACATTCAATAGTATTTTGCGACCAAACCGATATCCTATCGGGACCAATTGGTATTAAGCATTTCTATTCTCCAGACCAGCTCTTAGAAATGGCGCAGTATGGTTGGGGTAATCGTGAAAGCGGGGCAACAGCAACCTTGGAAGAAACGATTGAACTATCGCGTGAAGAAAAGAAAGAAGACCAAAATGACACGTTAAACTCAACACCAGGACGATACATCGAGGTATACGAAGTACACGGCAACTTCCCTGTTAGATTCCTTGATGAGACAGACACAAGCGGAGCATACTCCTCACAACTTCACATTGTATGTTTCTATGAAAAACCTCAGGGCAAGCGAGGCAACATAACTCTATACAGAGCAGAGGAAAAGGAATCACCATTTAAGCTTGTTAAGCGCGACCCCGTATACGGTAGAGCGTTAGGCTTTGGAGGCGCAGAAGAACTGTTTGAATCGCAGGTATGGGTGAACTACGACATGATTCGTATGCAGGATATGTTGGACGCGGCTTCTAAGACTATCTTTTTGACTAACGACCCCGCTGTAGCACAGAAAAACAACCTACGAGACTTGGAAAACAATAGTGTATTGGAGGAAATGCAGGGTGGCAACACGAGACAACTCGACACATTCCCTCGCAACCTGGCTATCTTTGAGAAGTCTGTTTCTCAATGGGAAGTACACGCGCAGCAAATGGGTGCGGCTAATGATTCCATTATGGGTGAGTCGCCATCATCGGGAACACCCTTCAAACTTCAAGAGCTAGTTACACGAGAGTCTCATGGCCTCCATGAATACCGCAGAGGACAGTACGCTAAACACTTAGAAGAAATATACCGTGATTGGATTATTCCTCACATTCAACAGCAAATAGTTAATGGAGCGCAATTCCTCTCTGAACTTTCTATTGAGGAAATGCAATACATTGCCGACTCTTTGGTACAAAACGCTGTAGCGAGGGAAAACAACGAGCGCGTATTGAATGGTGAAATGCCAATGACAGAAGAAGAAAAGAAGTTAATGGAAGACAAGGTACGGGAAGACTTTAAGAAAAAGGGCAGTAAGCACTTTATTGAGATTCTTAAGGGAGAGTTTAAGAAAACCCCGCTAGCAGTAAAGGTTAATATCGCAGGTAAGAGCAAGAACCTATCGTCTATGGTTGATAAAACTGTCAACATATTCCGCTTTATGTTCTCTAATCCTCAGGGATTTGCTCAAGTTATGCAGATTCCAGGCATGGCTAAGAGCTTTAACCAAATACTTGAGTTTTCTGGTCTATCCCCCGTTGATTTTAGTGGTATATCTAAGCTTGCAGAACAACAGCCTCAACAACCACAGCAACAAACCCCAGCATTACCAGCAGAACAGCCACTAAATGCTTAACGAGCAAGAAAAAGCACTGCTAAAGATAGTGGCAGACAACGAGCCAGTCTTTCGAGTCGTTGAAAAGGTATTTTTGTCCAAGTTTAATACAAACTTTGATGTATCAAAAAATAATAGCGAGCTTGGTGAGATACTAAGAGCGAGACTAGAGGGACAGGCACAAGTTAAAGACGCATTAAAGGAAATTCTAGGGTGCAGGACTGTTGAGGTGGTTAAAAAACCAGAGAATCCTGCTCGATAAACTGTGGGGATAAGTACTTGACACGACAAAAACTGTTATAATTAAAAAACACCACTAATACCACATTGGAACGATTGCGGAGGGATAGAAAGATGAACCCGCAAAAGCATAATAAATTATCAAAATGAATACATTACTTAAAAAAGAAGACGTTGTATTGGCACTAGGCATTGTTGCCCTCATTGTGGGGGTTTTAACAATTATATTTGCAGGTCAATATAATGCTTTTGGTAGCGTCTCTGAGTCGAGCGAGTATATAGCGACTTCAACGGCAGGAAATGGTCTATACGGGGCATTTACGTCTCGAAGGGTCATTAAGACTGGCCCTGGGACACTTGGCTCTGTGGTAATCACTGGCGCAAATACAGGCATAGTTGCTTTTTATGACGCAACGACCACAGACGCAACAAAGAGGGCTTCGTCTATGGCTACAAGCACAATCCACATAGCTTCTATTCCAGCAAGTGC